GTAACGACACCGCAAAGGTTTACTTCTGTGATAACAGATTGCGAAACGACCCAAAAATTCTGGAAGAGATTTCAAATGTCCTTCAGTCTATTCCACAGACAATTATCGTAGTACTAGATCAAGAAACCAATTAATAAACCTCAAAAATTAAAACCATGTTAACCGCACAAAATCTGCTAGAACAACTTTTGCAAGTGCAAAAAGAAGGCCACGACCTGTCTGGTATTACAATCAACTTCAGGACTAATTACGATTCAGACATCCAGACATGCGTATCAATTTACGAAGACCTTTTCGATCCTGAAACTAATTCTCGGTTGCAATCTCTGGTGATATTGTCAGAAGACCCCGATGCTGATGCGGGGCCATACGAGATTGATCCAGAGGAAAAGTATTGGAAGGCTGTCACTACATGTAGCGAACGCTTTTCTGATTATGATCCTGATGAGTATTAGTAAGTACCAACGAACTGGGATGGTCTCAGAGTGGTTCGACTCCACTCCCAGTTCCGAATCAAACCTCAAAAAAATGAACACTAACAACACAACCAATGCATGTGCATCATGCAACGAAGAGATCGGAGAAAACGATTTCATCGCCATTAACCTAAAGGGAGAATCAATTTGCGAATCATGTGAACAGAACGCATGGGAGTACTCATGCTCAGTAATTACATCACACCATGGTGAAATAAAAAAGTACAGGTGGTGTGAAGAGTTTGGATTTAGGGACGCTGAATATTGGGAGGAGTCAGACCCCAATGGCGTTTCTGGTTTCAAGTATGTGCGTACTGACGGATGGCGTGGATACTGGGATGTAGTGATTGCCGAAGGATACACAACCCTTGCATCTGGATGGTCTACTGGTAGGTGGGATGATGTGAGCTACAAACATGGATTCAACGATCTGGTAGAGAACATTCAGGATGGAACACTTGAGTGTCCCTACGAGTTGATCTTCGCATTTGGTCTCACAAGCAATGTATTCAGCATCTCTTCTGATGTTATTATTCGAGAGTCTGACATTGAAAAATTTTCTCAGTGGCTCGTAGAAGAGGCTGGGTTATCAATTGAAGAATTACAATCAACATTAAAATAACAATTTAAAACATGAGTTATGAAATTCAAAGTAACAAAGTACGATCTCGATGAAACAAAAACATCGCTCGGAACCATTGAATGTGCAACATTCATGGATGCCGTAGAAAAGCACAAGGAGATTTCCAAAGAACACCCAGACTCGTTCATCAATTTTGTTGAGCCAGAGGGTGAGTTCTCTGGGACCATGCCTTCCTTCATATGCGGACAGGCAGACAACATGAAAGCCGATGAAAGGAAACTGGATGCGGGCTTAATAAGTTGGGATCAATACACGCGCAAGTGGTATCCCCAGACAATGGCAGAAGAGAACTATTAATAAATATTTATTCATCACTAAATCAATTCACATGAACAATCAATCAAATGCCGAGACTCTGGGCAAAGTAGAAAGCAGCGTCATCGAGAACATTCTTGAGCAAGCAAACCTTTACTGGGCAGTAAAAAAGGAACCGCTATTCCTCCCTGATGGAACAGCCACTCCGTACTTCGCTCATGTCAAGCAAGACGATCAAGGTATTCTTGGTTCAAGCAAAGGCTCTTACGAAGTATTCCAGAACTGGGAATCAGCAGAGTTAATCGCCCGCGTATGCGAGAAGACTGGCTTTGAATTCCATGGTGGAGGATCGTTTAACGGAGGAAAGCAAATCTATCTTCAGTTGCTTACGCAATCCTACAAGGGTATTGGTAGCAACAACGATCGGATTGACAACTTCGCCACGATCATTAACTCTTTTGATGGGACAACATCTTTGCGATGGGGGTTGTCAAACATTACAATCTCATGCAAGAATACTTTCTGGTCTGCTTATGAATCAAGCAAGAACAGAGTAAGCCACACAAAGAACATGCGCACACTGATCGACAATGCTCTGGTCGAAGTAGACAGACTTGTTGTTGCAGAGAAAACTTTGTACGAACGCTTGTTTAGACTTGCAGATATTGAAGCAAGTGAAAAGCATATTAAAAGCGTTGTAAAGGTGGTTACTGGTTTAGATGCAGACAAGAGGTTTGATGATCTTAAAAAGCCTCAGATTGTAAAAGCAGAACGCCTTGCATCGGATATCAACAGAGAGATCAGCGAGAAAGGGAAGACCTTGTGGGGATTGTTTTCTGGTGTCACCAGATACACAACTCATAGCGTGTACCCAACCCCAGAGAGGCGCGAACGCAGTAAGGCAATCGGGACAAGTGCTGACATAGACAATCTTATCCTCAAGATCCTGACATCTGATATAGAAGAGTTGGTTTACGAGGGGCAAGAGTGATCTAAATTAGGTACATTTGTCCTATATTAGAGATTATGTTAGCTAATGTGCATACAGATTTGGTGTCTGCTCTCGAAGATTGGGAGCGGACACCATTTTATAAAATCATCGTCTGTTATTGTTTTGAAGATGGCTTTATACCAGTCATGCAACATGCTATTGTAGATAACCTAAGCCATGTCGACTTCATAGGCTGGCATACAATAGGCGGCATTACCTCTCATAATAGGGCAAACGATAGCTGCTATTATCATTTTATGGTAGACGGAAAAGTTTTACAAGAACTGATCGACTACGCGAGAGATGACTACCATTTTTTTACCATGGCATTGCAAACCCATGCCTTAAAAAACTAAACATGAATAAAAATAACAACCATCATAATGATGTTATACTGCCGTCCCCAGGTATCAAGGTTTCTTCAACGCTGATTCCAGAAGACAGATTTGAAGACATCAACGACTGGTTCCAGTACATCAACAATCAACTCAACAAAGCATATGGACACTATCATCCGAAATTACAACCAAAGGAAGCAAAGCCTAATAGCGACTCTATTGCACAAGTTTTGCGTAGATGAAAGCAGAAAGCAGAATGTCGCGAAACAACTGGAAACCATAATAGATCATACGTTAACTCCATCAGATCCCGCCATAGCAATCAAGAGAAGCAAGAGGGAAACATATCTGGAAGTGGGGTCGGTTGTAAAGAATCTGAAGAAGGAGATAGCCGTACTTAGACATACAAATGCTAAGATCACATCAGAGATGTCTGGTGGGCCAACCCCTTCAATCTTTAACGCTGAGTATGTAAACACAATCAATCAGTACATCCTTGCAAATTCAATGAAAAAGAATGACTTCAGGGAGTTGATTATGGCATACAATTCTCCAGTCTCGCCCATACTAAACGAGGACTATTTTAATAAATCACTTCAGATTGTTTCTGAATACACGAACGTAGAAGCAAAAAAAATAATCAGCAGAAGTAGGAAGTCGGCAGTTTACCATGCAAGAAGACTGCTAGTTGTTTCTGTTTTATGTTTTTATAAGACTACGCTTGTGCAATTGGGTAAACACCTGAAGAAGGATCACACAACAATTATTCATTACATAGACGCTAATAAAAACTGGAGTTATGATAATAAAAAGAAAACGAAAAGCACCCTTCAAGTTCAGGGCGCGTAAGGAAGACATGCAGCCATGGAAATTCATAGCTCTGCTAAATATACCAGAGGTGAAGAGGGCAGCAGTGGCCGAGTATATTTATGGGTCTGGGGAAACAAACCAAAGAAGTCTTCTGTCAAGGAAGTCGGCTGGCTTGTTAAGGCCAAGCGACAAGGAGATTCAGAAAACCCTTGAGTTCTACGCCTCATTGAAGGAAGAGATAGAGGACATTTTAAGCACACACAATCGCATGTAATGGATCAGGATAATAAACCAAAGGAACTATCAAAGGTGGGTTCATTGCGCCTCCATCGAGGCCACAGGTGTTTTGCCTTGGATTTGAGGACGGGGAATGTCTTTGAGGTTGACTTCCCCTCCCATTCCGAGGATGGTAAGAGCCTTATTCTGGACGGGTCCCACATTTATGTGACAGCTCTCAACCCCAGAAACGCAGAGAAGAAATTCAATAAGATGCTGTCCCCGTCTGGTTCGCAGATCGCGAAATGAGAACCGAATTGTCTTGTTTTTTGTAACAAATAATGGTATAAAAATGTTACAAATTCGGAAGTATTCCGAGTTACAATACTAAACTTGTCAAGTTTATTGTGCAAAAACTGGACATATATTTCCATTTTGGAAATAACTGCTTTGGTTTTATGTTAAAATCCACGCAGATTGTAAATATATTTCTGTTTTGCGAGGCTTTTTTATACCCTTTACCGTATAGATTATACCTTTTACCGCAAGATTGTACCCAGTAGGGTGCATTTTAATGGATCATCGTTGTGCAAATTATAGGCGCATGGTTCAAAAACTAGGCGCAATTTATACTCTGAGTATAAGAATTTGCATGAAATTTTTTAAAACCCCATGCAATGTCTATATTCGTTGTCTCACGTATAGATACACGCGTGTATCTGGGTTATAATGTGTATCCCAGATGTCACAAAAGGGTTACCAATAACGAGTTATAACTCCATAATTGGTGGAATAGTGTCCGAAAAGAGACACAAAAAAACATTTTGAGACATCACAGATACTAACTACCTTTGCACTCCTAAAGGCGAAGCTTTATAACCCAGTGAATTACTTCGTTTTATAACGAGTATTTACAAAGTGTGTATCTGTGTGTGTATCTAAACCTAAAATCACTCACACATGGTAAACTACACAATCTACGAGCGCAACGATGTACTTCAATTGCGCATCAATGGTGGTAAGCACAACCACAACATCAGGTTTTCTCTTGGAGTTAAAGTATCCAATCTGAAGTTTAATCCAGACAAGGCAAGGTGCCAGTCAACATCGGAGGCTGCAATCAAAACCAATATCCTTATCAGGGATATTGAGGAATGCATAGAGAAGGCCGCTCTCCTACCCAAGGATGACCTAACGCTGGAAACCCTGAAAGATCAGGTGCTTTCCATAGTCAAACCCCTAAACCAGAGAATTGAAACCAGAAATGGATACCTTCTGGACTGCATCAAGGAGTACGTTAACTTCAGCGAAGCGGGGGGCGTTAGGAGCGCTACCAAAAGACCGCTCAGTGAGGTAACCATATCTGTGTATAAGTATTTTTTAAGTCTATACCAGAGGTTTCTTGCTAATCACAATGATATAAACCTACACGATGTTTCTGTTCATGGGGTTACTGAGCTGCGAGAGAGAAGGTCCCGTGTGGATTCTGTAAACTCTCATCTTTTGAACTTTAGAAACTGGATGATTCAGGAGGGAATGCACCCCAATAGTCAATACGCCCACATAACTAAGGTTGTGGCGGTTATGAATTGGTACGCAGCGAAAGAGGTTCTTGTTATTCAATACGAAGCACCATCCAGAAAGCAAGTGTCTGACAGGGTGTTTCTGGAGCCTTCAGATGTGAAGACAATACTCAACAACTACCACATCAGAAACAGGCTGGAGGATAGCCATAGATATCTGTTTGACTTGATTCTCTTTGGGTTAACTACCGCTCTTCGCAGAAGGGATTTAATGCAATTAAAGGTCACTGACTTTAAGTATGTTGACGGGAAATATTTCCTTACCAACATGAATAATAAAACTCTCATCAAGACAATGGCCCAGGTTCCAAAGTTCATTTATGATATTGCGGTAGAGAACCACAACAAAACAGGATTTGTTGTTGGAGCAAACCCATTCGAAACAAACGCTCTGGTTAGCGCCCATTTACACACTGTATTAAATCAGCCAGAGTTTGAACAGCTAAAGAGACTACATACCAAACAGAAGTTAGCTCCAGATGGCAAATCTCAATACCCCAAAACCGACAAGCTATACAAATTTGTGACACCGCATGTGCTGAGGCGTAGCGCTATTACATCAATGCTTGTTGCTGGCGTTGACGAAGAAACGGTAAAGAAGATGAGTGGACATGCGAGGAATAGCGACTCTTTCAATGTCTATGTTGGACATGTACAGAGCCACTTCGATGAACAATCTAATAAGTATCTATCCTTTATTGGGTCTTAGTAAGTTGTTGAATTGCTGAAACCAACGCTGAGTTACTAGCTGTGACCGCCTCTAAATGAGCCTGTGTCATGGCTAGTTTTTCTTTTAATTGATCCAGGTCGTTATTTTCAACCACTCCATCAATCATAAACTCATAAGAAACATTAAACCTTTTCATTAGCAGTCTCAAGTGCTTGAAAGATATGGTCTGGTTGTTATGTTCAATATTTGCGTATGTAGATCTGGCACATCCTAGAATCCTGGCCATCTCTGATTGGTTTAGATTTTGTTTTAACCTAAGATCTTTTACCCTCTGGTTGATATCGGTATAGTCATCAACCTCCCTATTTGTATCAACAATAAGCATCTTGCCTTCGTTAAATAAAAACCAGTCTCTTGAGATGTTAGGATCGTAAGAAACCACGGCTTTCCAAATGGTGTCTGAAACATAGGTGGAATCCTTTTTTTGTTTAGTTATCTCTGCCTTCTCGATTCCAGTGTGCTTGATAAACTGAGCCTCTGTAATCCCCCAGTACTGGAATAGATATTCAATCCTTTCCCCTGTCGTTTGTTTTCCTCCTTTGTTTACTCTCATAGTTTATACTTATTTAGTTTTGTTTAATAAATTATCCTAGCATACCAATGAGAAAAAAACATTATATGTTGGTGATTTTCACAACGGTAGATTGCAAACATATGGACAATATGACACAATTTGCAATGACGAAAATCATGTTTCGCGTAAATTTGTGGATAAATAAAGTCCATTTGTCCTTATTTGGGACATTAAATATCTAACTAATTTAGTGTAATACTAAATAAATTAGCAATTGGCAAGGGGTATAGTAAAATATGATTTCGGGAAAAACAAAGTTACCGTGCTTGGTTTTAGCAGTGATCTTGATGTTTTACGAAACTGGATTTGTAATGTATACCGCCCACTAGCGGAGCGTTATGTGGTAAAAACGATCAGAAAAAATTCAGTATTTATACGTAATTATGATTGGGAACATATACTTAATGTTGCCCGCGAAGAGTTGATTGTGATGGATTGGTATTCTGAGATAAAAGACAAACACAAATAAGTGTTAATTCCAAATAAAACCTTAATACAAAAATTAAAAATGTACATAACTATTTTTTAAACACTGTGTTAAAACAAATCCTATGCTTGATTATTTAGTAAAGCCAATCCAGCCAAACGAAGTCGAATGGCGCGTGATTACAAAACCAAAAGATGGCCGCATTACAGTAGCCCCATACATCGACAGTAGATGTGTAATGAAAAGACTTGACCAGCAATTTGGCCCGCTATCATGGAACACAATGGTTCACATAGACGGTGACAACTTAACGCTGATGCTCCAAGTAAGCCAGGATGGAAAGGAATGCACAAAAACTGATGGCGTAAAACTGCAACCCTCTTCTGACAACGATCAGATTGACCCAGTCAAGAGTGCAATTAGTGATGCTCTTAAAAGAGTTGCTGTGCAATTCGGACTTGGAAGAGACCTTTATGAGTACCCATTAATTCAGGTGCAATCAAACGACAGGTTCATCCCAAACTGGGCCAAACAAAAGTTATCAAACCTGGTAGCGAACATTGTCTCTGGGGATTTTAACAGGGAGTATATCCTTATATCTCAAGACACTTCAATTGAAACACCAAAGACACAACAATCAGTTGTAACATCCTCTGGAAAACCAGAATTAGATGGAGCAAAGTTTGCAAATATGTTAGCAGCTATTAACGCAGGCAAATGGAAAGAGGTTGAACAAGCATTGCCTAAGTATAATGTAGCACCAGATTACGAAAAAGCAATACGATCACAAATAAAGGCTTTCAGATCAGGCACAGCGCTTGATCAGGTGTCAACCAAACAGTAGGCCAAACAGGGGGGGGTATATCCATACTCCCCAATTTTAAAAATACTAAGACTTATTTTAGGACATTATGACTAAACTACAATACATTAGAAGTAAGACAAGGGAAGAATGGTTAGAGCAGAGAAAGAAAATGACAACGCTTGGAATGGTTGGAGGCACAGACTCTGGAACCATACTTGGGTTGAATAACTACAAGTCAAGAGTAAAATTATTTTATCAGGCTGTAGGATATGAGCCAATGACGGACACAGATAATGAGATAATGTTTCATGGTAGAAACCTAGAAGACTATGTTGCTGACTTGTGGCAATACTATGGTGGAACATCGGAATCCTTGATCACAAACTATGATAAGTCAATCAAGGTAAGATCAGCAAGGAAGTTAAAAGCCATGGTTGTTAACCCAAAGTTCCCGTGGATGTTTGCAAATGTTGATAGGGTTATATCTAAACACCCAGACAAAAAGGGAAAGGGTATACTTGAGATCAAGACAATGTCATCTTATCATTCTGAAATGTGGCAGAGCGGAATACCCCCCGCGTATATCATCCAGATACAGCACTACCTAATAGTTACAGGATACAGGTACGCGGAGATTGCCATACTTATGGATGGCAGAAAGTTTGACACAGTTCCGTTTGATGCTCACGATGGAATCCAAACTAAAATACTGGAAGCAACAGAAGACTTCAATAAAAGAGTATTATCTGGTATTGAGTTGATGAAACTTGGAATGCCAGACGATGAGTTGATATACGCATTAAGCGAAGTGCAGCCAGAGCCAGAATCAAGCGAAGCCTTTGATGACTATATGAGTGAAAGGCATAAGCGAAGGATGAGTGAGAAAACAATTGAGGGCAATGATACCATCTTGGATGTCGCAAAGCAATATAAGAATGCGCAAGAAGGTGTAAAGGCGGCAGAGACCGAGAAACTGAGGATAGCAGGTATTATAAAAAACTACATGGAGTCTAATAGTGCTACTGTAGTGAAGCTGGGTGATAGCGGGACGATCACCTGGAGGAAGCAGCTAAATGTTAACTATAAAGAAAGTAAAGATGACAGGACTGAGCTTGGTTTTTGATCTTACAGAAGAGCAGATAAAGAAATTGAAGCAAGATCTTATGGGATCTACAGAACAAGAGCAAAAGCCCAAGGGTGAAGAGGTTAATTACATTAACACTAATGATGCTATACGTAAGTATAAGATAAGTAGGAAGACTCTGGCTAGATGGATATCTGATGGGTTGCCGTATATAAAGTCAAGGCCAAATGTTTTTGTTGAATCGGATATTGAAAATTTTATTCAAAGAAAATTCATTAGAAAAAAATGAAGCTGGAATATTTAGAGAGAGCGATAAAGTCAAACTTTATTTTAACCAACAGGACTGACAGAAGTTTAACTGGTGCTAGAGAGGAAGAGTCAATGTGGCCCTTATACATATTCAGTAATCTGGCAAGAGAGTATGATTACTCGTGGAAAGAAATAGCAGACTACCTAGGATACTTTAATGAAGAGGTTAAAGATTTTTATAAGAACGCAAAAGATTTAAGACTAAAAAAACTAATGGCAATGATTAACAAGAATGAGACAACGGAGGAGATAGACAACTTCTACATAAAGTACAAGCTGGTAAGAGCTTCCGTTAGCAATCTTACTAAACCCATTTTAAATGAATTCAACATCTACCAAAAGTAGCTACAATAGAGTTGTAGCATACGGGAAGGTGCTAGAGAAAAACACGAAGTCCTTCCAAAGAGAAAATAAAGATTATATGTTTCTACAACTGGTTATACTCTGCGAGTTTTATGAATACATAACCGACAAGGTGTTTACCAAGTTGCATGTAACTAATGTTTGGAACCCAAAATTACTCTCCATATGTGAGACAATTGAGGTTGGTGATACGGTTGAAGTAGAATCATATGTGGAGACAGAGCGCAACAGAAAAGATCCAGGAACATTTTATCATAAGATGAATGCTACTAGAGTAATAAAGATAGAGCAATGAGTGGAAGATCATCTAGGGTTAAGGGCCACGCCTTTGAGAGATCAATGGCAGAGCATTTCAGGAATCTTGGTTATACAAAGTGTCGTACATCCAGATATGAATCTAAGATGCTAGATGACCAGGATATTGACTTGACAAACACAAAGCCTTTCAGTATTCAGTGCAAGGCGGTTGAGAACCTAGGCAGCGCACATGATGTTTTATCGGCAATGCCCAATGATGAGAACTATAATGTTGTGATACATAAAAAAAATAGAAAAGGGATCGTAGTGTCTATGACGCTTGATGACTTTTCAGAAATTATACAAATGCTTTTTATAAACCAAATAGTAAAACCATGATTAAACTACAGTTGATTGGCAAGCTGGCACAGGATGCCACCGCCAAAAATGTCGGAGACAAAGTTGTTGTTGAGTTGCAAATCCCAGTGAATGAAAAGTACAAATCGAATGGCGAGACCATGGAGCGTACAACATGGGTTAGAGGAAGTTACTGGGTGAAGACTGACAACATTGTTAAGTACTTGAAGAAAGGAACAACAGTTTTCTTAGAAGGAAGACCAGCGGCAAACGCCTACAAAAACAAGGATGGGGAAGCTAAAGCATCACTAGATGTGTATGTAAACGAACTAGAGTTTTACAACACACCTTCTAATGTTACAGCACCAGTCGAGTCAGAAGAGGCGCTACCTTTTTAATAACTAAAAAGAAATATCATGTATTGTGTACCTGTATATAAACCACAACCCTTGTGGATAGATGCGTTGCACTTCTTCTTTGTTGCGCTACCTGTTGCTGGGTTAGTATTAACTGCGGTTCATATCGCATTTTGGATAATTGACTTTGTAAGATGGGTAAAGCGTGTAACAAATGTGGTAAGGTCTTCCCTATCTGGAAGAATGATGGCGGCTACAGATATTGTAGGCAATGTTGGATGCAACAATCCAACACTAGGATCAACCCAGTAAGCGACAAGAAAAGGAAGCAAAACAAAGAATACTCTGTCTTGCGCAAGGAGTTTTTAAAAGACAAGACAAACTCTTATTGTAAAGCTGCCCTACCTGGTTGCACTGGAAAGGATAAGTCTACGCTAACTATACATCACATGAAAGGCAGAGGGAGGCACACGCTGGATAAAAACACATGGGTCACCCTTTGCTTTAATTGCCATCGATGGGTTGAGGAACACCCAGAGAAAGCGAAGATTATGGGACTATCACTAAACAGAAATGAAAACTATGACAGGACAGGGACTACGCCACAATCAGGGGAAGAACAGACATGATCTTCTTCCAGCCTGGGCGCTTAACGAAGTAGCCAAGGTATTCACGGCAGGCGCAAACAAATATGCCGACAGAAATTGGGAGCTTGGGATGAGCTGGGGCAAATGCCTAGCAAGTTTGAAGCGACACCTAAATGCTTTTGAAAGAGGTATCGATTACGATCAAGAGACAGGCTTACTACACATGTCTCATATAGCAACGAATGCTCTCTTTCTTTTACAGTATTACAAGATATATCCTCAAGGAGATGACAGACCGCAAGAGTGGATGTCAAACTTTAAAATTGGATTAGACATAGACGAGGTGATCGCTGACTGGATGAGTGCGTACATGACCAGATATCAGATTGACACCAGGCCAAGCAGTTGGTTTTTCGATAGAGAGATACGGGACAGGTTTGATTTACTTAAAAGCGACAAGGAATTTTGGTTAAATATTCCCGTATTAACAAATCCACAAGACATACCATTTGAGCCACACTGTTATATTACAACCAGGCCAACCTCAACACACGATTGGACGCAGGAGTGGTTGGATAAAAATGGATTTGCTGCGGCTCCAGTGTTTACTGTTTCTGGGTCTAAGGTAGAGGCCGCAAAAAAATCTGGCGTTGATTGGTTTGTTGATGATAGGTATGACAATTTTGTTGAGTTAAACAAAGAAGGTATCTGTACATTTTTATTTTCTAGACCTCACAACATAAGGTACAACGTAGGTTTCAGACGAATAGATTCTCTAACACAATTAAATAAACACTAATGAAAAAAACTAAAACACTCATTGCCGCTCTGCTTATTGCAGGGGTGTCATTCGGTCAACTCAACAATTGTATCAACACAAAGGAGCATCCGTTGATACTTGAGATCATCGACTCGGCTAAGACAAACAGCAACTACAAATCAATACTAGCTTTCACGGTTATTAATAGTGATCGGATTGGCCTAGCAAAAAGCACAGCTCTAAATCTTGCATACGCGTGGGCTTCTTGTAAAAAGATTGTTAACCCCGCAGCTAAAAAGGATGAGGAGTTTAAGTTCCTCGAAGCTATCCTTGATGAAAAAGAATTTGAAAGACTTATTTCTTTTACTGAAAAAATAAATAAGAATGGCAAAGTTCAACAAGAGTAGTAACGACCATGTTGTCTTTAATGTTCGAGAAATACTGGACACATCCAGGTCTCCTCTTCACACTGGAATGCTAGTGATACTTGAGTGTTTGTCTGTTCGAGGTGTTGTAAGTAAAAAAGATTGCCAGATATATTTTGATGAAGAATCTATGACAGAGGTAGAGTCTCTCGCAGTAGATTTTGGTTATACTATTTCTGCATCAGACGGAGAGGTTGTTGCTAAGAAAAAACAACCAGAAGTAAAAAGATTTGTGCAGCCATCGTATGAAGAGGTAAGGGATTATATGGCCAAGATTGAGATGTCTGATCCAGATAAAACCGCGGAGCGATTCATTGCCTATTATACCTCAAACGGATGGATGGTTGGAAAGATAAAGATGAAGGATTGGAAGAGTGCATGTGTAACATGGAAGACCAGACAGTCAGAGCGCACATCTTCTGTACCAGCAGGCATGGTCCGCGTCTATCCTCGTGGAAGTCAAAAGACAATTGTAATTAGCAAAGAAGATTACGACCGCTCTGTTCAAAGCGGTACGAACTATTATAAACTAACCCAATGATCCGATCAAAACTAGAAAACCTAGGAATAAAACTTAACAATGTAAGATCCCATGGAAAAACTGTTTGCCCAAAATGTTCACACGAGAGAAAGAATAAACACGAAAGATGTTTATCGATTGATGTAGAGAATGGTCTGTATAATTGCCATCACTGTGGTTGGGCTGGCCAGGTTAGGGAAGACAATATTACTATGAAGAAAACATATACTCTACCAACAGCAAGACCCACAAACCTTAGCGATAAGGTTGTTGAGTGGTTTGGTCAGCGCGGTATATCAGCGCAGACCTTGATGAGGTATAGAGTTACGGAATCAACAGAAGCTATGCCCACTAAAGAGGGCGTATTCAAAGACAGAACAGTGGTTTGCTTTAACTATTATGACCGTGAAGGCAATCTGATAAATATCAAATTCAGGTCAAGCAATAAGGAGTTTAAGATGAACACAGGGAGTCAGTTAGTTTTCTTTGGCCTTGATGTAGCAGACATGAATACTGGTCCCATTGTAATATGTGAGGGAGAAATGGATGCCTTGTCTTTGTACGAGGCGGGCATACATAGGGCTATATCAGTACCGAACGGAGCGAGCAAGGGCAACCAGAATCTAGAGTATCTAGACAACTGCTGGGAGTTCTTCTCTGGAACCGATAAGATAATTCTAGCCACTGACAATGACGAGCCAGGGCTAGCTTTAAGAGAGGAGTTGTCCAGAAGACTGGGCAGGGATAGGTGTAAATACTTATTATACCCTGAAGGCTGCAAGGATGCCAACGATGTTGTGGTTAAGCATGGAAAAGAAGCCCTAAAGGGGGTGGTCCAGGACGCTAAAGAATACCCATTAGAGGCTGTTTTAACCGCGATTGAACTCTCCGATGAACTGGAACAAATCTACGATTCTGGGTACCCTACAGGCGTTCCTATTGGCATCCCAGGACTGGACAGCCTGGTTAAGTTTATGCCTGGGCAGGTTACGGTGGCAACAGGGGTGCCAGGATCTGGTAAAACTAACTTCTTTAACTGGGTTGCAGTGAGATTAGCAAACAGATATGGCTGGCGCTTCGGGGTCTTTAGCCCAGAGCAAAGCCCAAGCTCCGTGGTTTATGTCTCGCTCATGGAGGTATATACTGGTAAGCCATACCAAGTTATCAGTGAGAAGTACAGGAATAATGTAATGAACAGGGCCGAGAAGGATCAAGCCCTCGCCTTTGTAAACAACCATTTCTTTGTAATGAAGGATGAGGAAATGGATGCTACGCTGGAGGGTATCCTACAGAAAGCGGAAGAGCTGGTTAGATCCAAGGGTATACGCGGGTTAATTATTGATCCATGGAACTGGGTAGATCAATCTATGCAGCACGGAGAAAATGAAACGCAGTACACCAACAGGGCTATGTCCCAGATTGTAAGGTTTGTACGGAAATACTCCGTACATGTTTTCCTGATAGCCCATCCAAGGAAGATGTACAAAGATAGAGAGACTGGAGAGTATGATGTTCCATCTCTGTACGACATCAGTGGTTCGTCTGCATTCTTTAACAAGGCCCACAATGGTATTGTATTGTACAGGAGGTTCAGCGATAACTCGATTACAGTTTATGTACAGAAGGTAAAGTATAAGTGGCTTGGTAGAGTGGGAGAAAACCCAATGATCTTCGATATTCTATCAAACTCGTATACCGAATCTGGTACTGCATTTGAGTCTGAGCTTGAGTACAACAAAAGAAGAACTACACATGAACAAATGTCATTCGATAATGTGTAATATAATGCACAAAACCACGCCTTTTTGTTGGTTATATCGGACAATATCTAGCAAAGTGCAATCTAATGCATGTAAAAGCATACAAAAGATGCACAATCTAAGAGTTTATATCAGAATACATATAGTGTTTAGGATTGCAAGAATTGTGTGCAGGGTTTTCGGCCATAAGTGGAAGATATATTCAAGGTGTGGAGATAATGTTTTAGCAAAATGTGACATATGTAAAGAGGTTAGGATAGACCTCTTATATAACATAAGTGACGATTACCTAGAAACAATTCTTTATGAAATGGATAAAATGCAGAAACTGTAGAAGGTTGTTTACTCAGACAATCTATAAAAAGAAAAAGTCAATACCTATATGCCCATGCTGCAAAACAATAAACTAATACCATACCATGGAAGCAACACTTAAATACAATTTACCAGACGAGCAAAGCGACTTTAACCTAGCAGTGAATGGATTCAAATGGCACCTTGTTGCCTGGGATCTAGACCAGTATTTCAGAACAAGAATGAAGTACGAAGAAGGAATTAGCGATCAAGCTTACGAAGCTGTTGAGCAAGCAAGGGATAGGTTGCGGGAGATCGTATATGAGTACGGATTATCCTTTAACGACTAGGGATATACCTTGGAAGCACATACCTGATTCCAACATATCCAGCTACAATAACAAGAAGAATCCAGAACCACTTCCTGTAGAAGGATAATGACTTTGTCTGGTCCTCAATTGTCTTATCTCTAAGAGCAATTATGTTTTTCTGATGCTGAACCATTGCGGTATTCTCTCTATAAATAAGAGAGTCTCTTACAATCGTTTTGTATATGATTTGTTTTGGAGGGCATTGCGTCTTCTTAGTTACAGGTACTTTTATAATCGCACCAGTTGTCGTGTCCTTAATAAATACGGGTGGACACTCTACCTGTATTGTATCACCAGGTACATTAATTGTATCTGTAATCACTCGCTCTCTAATAACGGTACTGTCTCGCGGAGGAAACTTTTCTGCGCACATCTTCGCCAATTTCTTTTCCGATACACAAGATGTTGCAGATGTAATCAGGGTTAGGATTATGGCAATATAATAAAGCGCTAAGGTTAAGCTACCGATTTCTTTTCTGGAAGTCATCTTTAAATTGTTTGAACTTAGTGTGGGCGAATTTTGCAAATTGCTGCCCATAGTAACCAGCCGCACCTGTAAGGAACGCGACCAGCAAAGCTGTACCAATTGAAGCTGTAAGTATGTTTGCTGTAAGTCCGCTGATCATACCCAGCACTACAGACACATTTGCATCGTGACTCATCTCTAACCTAATTATTTTTGTTAGCACTTTTGTTCATTTACATACCACAAATATACGCAATAAAAGACAATTTGTCCTTTAATCAGTCCATGGCTATCTGTCTTTCCATACAGGATTTGTACTTCCACTTCTAGTAAACCTCCGCTGTATTGGATTTTTCTTGAATACATCAGTGATGTTACCAAAGAATGTATTCTCAAAATGATCAAGCGCAATAGGAGTTACAGAAATATCCCAGTCATCTTTCAACCATGTTGACATTTTCTTTGCCCAGTCTGGGGTTTTCTTTCTGCTGAATATCTGATGATCTGGTCTCAATATTCCCTCTTCAAGATAGTCTTTAACCTTATGGACCCCATATCGCTCAGGTATTAAATCCCTATGCATAAAGAAATCTCTATTAGTTGCTTTCTCCAAATAAAATTTGAACACAGGAGTTGTATTCCCTAAGCCAGACTCCATAATTTCTTGAGGGTTATCTCCACTAATTGTCAGTGGTGAAGAAGATCCCATAGCTTTCAATAGTCCATTCTTTAAGGCATCGGGGTCTTGCCCCTTTCTCCACTTTAGGTAGGCGTTTGATATTACATTGATGTTCTGAGGGATACCACGCACAGGTATTTTTACATACTCAGTATACTCTTTCCCATCAAGAGTAAACTTACCCATTGGGATGTTAATGTTATTGTCTCTATCATAGGCACCCATTGAGTAGAAGCCTTTTTCTTCATCATCATCCTCGTGGTTTCCAATAGCAGCAAGTGTAATAAAAGAGAACAACGATCCGATCTGCGCCATCATTTGCGCCCTCTCAGCTTTGGTCATCTTAACGCCTTCCCCAGTTCCAGTAAAAGTATTCGAAAGCCTTCTCCAGTCAGTCATCTCACCCTTAACTCTGGCACTGATGAACTGAAATACTACACTAAGGCTCTTCATGGTTGAGCTTGTTGCCGCAAAGTTTGGAGAACCAGCTAAGTTCTGAGTCTCGTAGGCTACCCTGTCTATAGCGTCAGCAAGTTGTTCAGGGGTTTTGGCATCTGTAATAATATTTTTTAGTCTGCTTATTCCAAGCCTGATGCCAGCCTCTGTATCCATACCTCTTTGGATAGATACAATTTTGTGGCTTTGCTCTGCTACAGTTCCTATGTAGTTAATAATCTTCGACACGCTATTTTTAGCTTTACTAAAACCAGAAGCAGTTCTTAGTGACAAACTTCTTTGTCCTCCTGCATCGGTGAATGGATCATCATATAGCCCTTGAGAGAAGGAATCGCTCTTCATAAAGTTATCCCATAGTTCATTCTTAGCTCCCAAGTTACCTGCCGCACTTGTAACCAAGGCCTCAATATACTGCGGCACATAAAGAACCACATTAGCCATACGGTCTCCAATATTTTTGCCTGCAAATAATCCATACTTATTGAATGCTGCATTTCTAAAGAAGTCAATAACAAAGTTTGCCACCTGGAAAGAGGGACTCAAGGTAATAATAGCCGTCCTGAATGCAGAGTTTATAAAGTTTACACCTTTACCCCATGCAGAAAGCTCCTTCTTGTCTAAACCATTTATTGTATTGGCAGCCTTCTCGTCAATCGCCAGGAACTGAACGGCTCCATTCTTCTTATAGCTTACTGGGGCGAAACCTTCTTCTGTCTTAACACTTGCAAGAGAAAGAGCATTCGCTCCTTGAACGCGTCTAACAAACAGCCCGTCAGTATCTATGTCCGCTAAGGCATCAAGCCTCAACATCATATCATTTTTATTCGCAATTACTACAGAATCATAAACAATAGCAGCCATCCTATCTATGATGTTGCTGATTGAAAAGCCGCTATCACTCAACTTACCTAGCTCTATAGAATGCTCTTCATCTGTTATTACACCATTGGCTAACATATTATCCAATACATTGTTAGCAGACTCATAGAACTCGTCTTTTGTAATGGTTCCATTATTCATTGCGTCTTGGAGCGTATTGATATCGTCAATTGTATACTCTCCATTCTTCTGCGAAATACCCTGTATCTTTTTTACAACAGAGTTCGCAACCAGTGGAGCGCTGCTTTTGTCTCTACCATTTCCAACGAGTGTCTGCGTTACATTGAATGGCGCATAGAAATCATTTTGGTTTTTTATATTCCTATAAACCTCTTCAGAAATTATTCCACTGGCTACTAAAAGCTGTAGATTCTCGTCTGCAATTCTTTGGAACTCTGATGACCTTCTTTCAAAGTCGGCAATCACATCTGCTCCTAGGTCAGACTTCATCTGATCCATAACATTCACAGCATCCTGCAATGTAATGTTGCCAGTAGTCCTTGGAGCTGCATCTGGTGCCAGTGAAGCGTTAATAATGTCCTGCTGATTTCTGTCGATTATTCTTTTGACAAAAATATATTTCTCCAGGTTCGCAATATCTGTCTTAGACAAACCTCCTACAACAGATTTCAAGAAGTCTTGCACCTTTGACACTGCTCTTCCTGTGGCATTCTTTTCAAATATTCTGCCAAGTGGGATACGGCCAGTGCTTACACCATACTCTTTCTCAACTTGCTCTTGTAGTCTAGTGATATACCTGTTCGGATTATCCAGATGTTTACTAAGATTACTAATCCAATCCCATGCTCTGCTGAAAAAGCCAGGCTTATTTTTTTCTGGTACCCTAAGTGCGTTATCGATTTTTGTTTTTGAAAGAGTGTTGTCTGTACTTGGTTGCACATTAAGCTTTGCGGCAATGCTGTACAATTGATCAATAAGATTAGGATCTTGAACCTGAGAAGAGATTGCGTTCTTTACATCCTGTTCAGGCATCCCAGACTGGATGTTAGATAAGGCCTCTCTTACTAAGTCGTTATTTGATTTCGCTACGCTTGTAGGCTGCGTAGCCTGAGATGACATTAAACTTTGAGCCGCGCTAGGTGATAATCCCAGCTTGTCCACTAATGCTTTTTGTATTTGCTGTTCTGATAGGCCAGCTGATTTTAGCCCAGATATAAAATTGTATGTGCCGTCTATGCTATACTTCTGAGAGCGAGATCCGAATTCTACTTCTTCTCCTGTTCGCTCTGAGATGGTTTTGGCTGCGCGGCTCCTGTAATCACCAATGGTTTCATCTTCGCGTTTCCGTAGGTCCCGTATGGACTCTTCGCGAATACTTCCGCTAGCGACAGCCCCTTCAATGACTCTGTCGTAGATTCCATAGGCTTCTTCTCGTTCTCCCCAGGTTCCAACAAATTCTCCTTGTCCGTAGTTGTATTCATATTGTATCTGATTTTGGTCAAAAAATTGGTTGAACTTAACAATGTTCTCAGCCTCATCTGTGTAAAGGTAGACCATAGCGTCCGAATTTCCAACAGGAACCACAGTTTTGTATTCAATACCACTGCTTGTTAACAAATCTGTAACAGCCTTTGCATCCATATTTACTGGTGCCTGATATAGAATACCAAACCCTGACGGGATTCCACCCATTTGAATGTTTCTGAGGTCTGGTATGGTTGCGTCTGGTTTGAAAGCCAGTACTGACTTCTGATTCAAGAGTAATCCCTTAACAGCAGCCGCTGCCCGTAAGGTTTCAAAGCTTACATCGTTCTCGTATTTAGAGATCGTTGACTGCTCTGCTCCATCTGTCCATACGCCCACCGCCTGGTCAATACTACTTGCACTTAACCCAAGAAGTTTGTCTACTGCCGAAACAGCTTTGACTACCTTATCCATTTCTGGTGTGCCAAGCATGGCTAAAGAGTTATCAAACTGAGTTCCTTCTAATTCGTTTGGAGATACCATCATAGTAGGCACCACCTGAGATCTAGAACCAGACTCTTCTTCAATATCCTCATCAGCATCTTCTACCGCAGACACATCTTCACTAGGATTTATATCATAACCAAAAGATCCGTTTGCACTTTTCCATCTTTCAAATGTAATGTCAGCAGCTTCTTCATAACTGATACCAGTAATATTAGCCCGTACTCCAAGAGTCTTATAAAGGTTCTTTTCGAAGTACCAAAGAATTGCCTGGACATCGGCTATCGTAAGACTGTTCCCACTATTATTAAGTTTCTTCACAGCAGACACAACTGCATCGTACATAAACTGTCTGTCCTTCTTGTTGAAAGGAGCATCGTTTAGGTTTTCAAATGCATTCTTATATGTAGTGTTGCCAGCCTTCTCTAAATCTGTACCATTCTTATATCCTTTATCAGCATAAGAATCTCTTAGATTCCTTGCCTCATACAAAGCTTGCTCATCAGTCATTGCTGGATCTCCAAGCATTGCTTTCAATCTATCAAGACCAATTGGTTCACCCTTTGTATTGAATCCTTTTTTAACATCTTGAAGAAGTGCCCCCCTATATCTATTGAATGTACGAGACCACCACCTATCAAGTGTGGGATAGTTTTCCTGCCCGCTTAGGTTTGCGTAAAACATACCAAGCTTAGGACCAAACTCAGCTGCTGCATATGGAGCCTCAAACTCCACAGGCCAGCTAGAAGTTATTGGCTCCAAACCACCGTCTTTTCTTTTAGCATTTATGTTCTTAATAGAATCTACCTCAAGCAATTTTGTTTTTGCTTTCTGAACATCTCCATTAAACTCATTTAATAAAGCGTTTATTCTAGCCAAGTTAGAGTCAAAGTTTCTTTGTCCAGGTAAGGTTGAAGGCAACTCTCCAGTTGTTCTATAGTACTGGTATGCGATTGAGGCCAATTTAAAATTCGTAAGAACCTTTTGTCCATCAGAAGTAATTGCAACCAGCATAGTAAATAAGTCTCTCGCACTTTGATCTGTTGCCATCTCTGGGAATATTTGAGCCATAGCGTTCAAGCCCTTTTGGTACTTCTCTCCGTACCAGTCCTTGCCGCTTTGATCTCCCATTAGACCCATGAAATACTTTACTTCTTCTACCATCCAATTGGATATCTTTCTTTTCGCCTCAGTTGATCTATCATCTGGAGAGATTGTTCCATACTTTGCTCTCTGTCTTTCTTCAAGAGCCTTAGCTACAACTCTTGTTGTTGCTGGTTTACCTGGCTTCACACCAAACCTGCGCAGCGTCTCGGTTCCTCTTGACAAGGATACTCCCTGTGCGCGAGTGCCAGACTCTTCCCCTGATATAGTCTGGAATCCCATTGTAGGGTTGAGTGCCCTCAACATGTTAATTATCTCATTCGCATTTTGTATATCTTGGAATGGGATAAACTTACCGCCAGTAATTCTGCTTATAATATTATTGATAATCTGAGCTACCCTTGACAAGACCGTTGTATCAACTTGTCCAGCATTTAAAGCGCCAGCCAATTCAGCCAAGAACTCCTCTGCGTTAGCGCTACCATACTGATCGGCAAACTTGTTAAGAGCTTCAGCATCGGATGACTTCAGTACATTAATCACCTGGTCTCTGAACTGCTGGAAGAGTGGCTCGTTAGTACCAAACCCGTTTATTAAAACAGCATGGGCTAACTCGTGAGCAACCGTTCTTTCGTTTGCACGAGATGCGTTGATGTCAATTCTATATACCTGTCGCTTGCCGTCTACTGTTCTGAATGCTGCGTTACCAGCAGATTCTGGATCTCCACCAAGACGGCCTACTGCCATTGCATATTCGTCTTCATTCTCGTGTACAACCACTTCTGCATCTTGCACGCCTGCCTCACGCAATCTTTCCTGGGCAGCTCTCGCTTGATTAATTAATGGTTGAGCATTATTAGAACCAACACCAAATGACTCCGCAAAAACACGATCGATAACCTCATTCATGTTTGCTGGAGCTTGTTCTTGTGTCTGTGCTTGTGCTGGGGTTGCAGACATTTGTTGCTGCGAAGGCCCAGTCGAAACGTAAGCACTAGCCGTTTTGTCTCCATTCAAATATCTTTGAGCAAGCCTACCCATTCCGTCAATAACCCTACCTCCAATCATAATTGCTGGGGTATTCTCTGGACTGTTGTATGTTTTTTTAGACTGATCAACCTGTGGTTTTTTTGATTGACGCTCTTCTTCAACTCGTCTAGCAAACTCCTCGTCCTTCTCATACATCTCATCCAGGTTAACCTCCTGACCAACGAAATTCTGCCCCATAGCCTGGGTCATTTTGCTTACAGCGCCAGTAGTTGTTTTATCGCCAACCTCTGCTATAACCTCAGCAACATCGTTGCCAGTATACTCTTTACCAACCTCAGCAGTAGGTGTCTCTATCTTTGATGGTGACCTCTTATCTTGATCTGTCTGCCTAGCTTCATTTACCCTTCTGTTTGTTTGTCTGTGAGCGTTATCCCAAGAATACACCTGAGCTGCCAGTATGTTTCTGTCAACTGCTGGCACCACCATTTTAAGGGTATCTATCAATGTTTCTGGATTCATTTTACCAGCAAACAATGATATCATTCCAGGTATATTAACTTCCTCTTCAGTCTTAGGTGTAAATTCAGGAGCTGTTTCTGGTGATGGGACCAAAGAAATGCCAAGCTCTTTTGGCTTCAAATCTCTTAGGTCATTTATGTTACCGATATCTCTAATAGTATTTTCATTTTCTATCACTAGCCTCTGACCATCAACGTGCAACTCTCCAGTAATATCGTCTACCTGTGTTTGCAGTCTTACCTGTTGGCCTAATATACCTCCAACCTTTGAGTCTGGGTGAGGCGTAGTCTTCCTGTTGATGCCAAGCTTTTGATCAAGGGCCTTTGCTACATTAGCTTCGTTTTCATACACTGCAACCTTTTGGTCAAACCTTTTATTTGCTGCCGAAAGTTTTTTATGTAATGATGATACATCAAATGTAGCCTTCTTGTTAGACCTTAACTCAACGCTAGTATTTCCAGATTTTACTTCACTTGTAAACTGTTCGTTATCTAAAAGTGTATTTAAATCTTCGTGAGAAACTATAACCTGATCACCATCTTCTTGTGTAATAACCGCATAGTTCCCAGACTTCTCAGTAAGCAAACTCTTAGCTGCGTTAGAAGCATTGGTATGGTATTGTTCAAGCTTTGCAATTTGTTCGGTAGTAGCACCATTCGCCTTAGCTTCTGTTATTTGGTTTGAAATATTCTCTGCGTTTGCCACAAGTGAAACATAAGCTACCTGCTGCTTTTTATTTAAGCCAGCCTCCTTTGCTGTCTGCACATGCGTTTGTACATTATCTACAATTTGCCCAAGCTCTTCCATCTTCTCAGGTTGAATTGTCCCATTAAAAGCTGACAACTCAATTGCTGCCTTGACCAGGTTAGCGTTTGTATTGGTTATTTGCTCTGTGAGTTTATTAATAGGGTAACTAGCAACGCTTGAAACCCAAGTAGGAAGCAACGGCTCACTATTTTTTTGTGCTTGCAATGCTGCCGAACCACCAGACATCAAAATAGATGTAGGCAATACATTCAATGCAATCTCTTTTACCGTAGCCCCTTGTCCTTCTGGGATACCCATGGCTCTTTCTTCCTCTCTTGTCTGAAAAACTTCTTGAGGTATCTCAGTTGCCGTCTCTCCTGTTGCCCCTATGGAAAACCTTCTAACAAAACTTCCTGCCGCCAATTTGCCAAATAACGCCTCAAGCTGTAAAGCGTTAAGAGCGATATCTCTAACTGGGTTATTCCAAACCGTTTTACTTCTTTCCAATGCAGTTTTTGGATCAACACCTTGATCTTGCAAATTCGCAATTACCTCACCTTGCCTTTGGATATTCTCACTAATCATGCCAGCGGTTGCTCCAGATACTGTTCCAATGGCGGTGGCTGTAGTTCCAGTAACGCCAGCACCAGTTAATCCAATCATCACGGGCCTTCTTACAGCAAGAGATACAGCGATTGATGTGGCTACTGGGACACTTTGTTCTCCAATGTTTTGTACCAATTTGTCAACATCCAGCAAGTCAGACCAACTTTTTATTGCGTTCTGAGGAAGCGATGCGTTACGGGCTAAGTCTTGAAACTGGTCCCTGAAATATGCACTATACTTATATTTTAAATTATGGTCTACCCATGTTGCAGCGTTTGCAAGAAAATTCGCTGAACCGCTTGCGATAGATCTAGAAAGTATATTGAACTGCCTTAAAACGGGAATATCGCCAACCTGCTTATTTAACGCAGTTTGTCTTCTAATATCTCTATCATTCATCGCATATGTTCCCGCCTCCGCATATACGGTATTTAGACGGGATTGTATTTCCTTACTTAGGCTAGACTTCTCTAATGTAGCCTGCCTTTTCCCAAGCATTGCGGTGTAGTTGTTTTTCAGGATAGCAAGCTGCCTGTTTGCATCAGCTGATAATGTAGAATGGTTTTTAGCGTATGCTGCATGTAATGCTTTGTTACGCTTATCAAACTCATCTTGATAATATTTGTTTCGGTCTATACCAATAGGTGGAAACGCAATATTTTCAGAAATCCAAACTGGATCTTCAAAGTTCTTTACCAATTGTTCAGCATCTTTTTCATATTGTGCTGTTGTATTTTGTAAAGAAGTGTTTGTGTTTGTTGATAGAGTCTTAGCTTTTGTTTGGAACTCTGTAACTACTGGTGCTGTAGTGTTGCCAAAGAGTGTACTTTGGTCAGCTTTGATATCGGCCTCCATGTCGGTTCCATACTTCTCCTTGTATAGATTTTTTGCTTTTGTCTCTACTCTTATTTCAAGCCCCTTAGCCTCAAGACCTGCTGTTAATTTACTATGAAGATAATCGCCAATACCATCGTCAGCACTGATTTTAGAACCAATACTTTTTAAGTAGGTTTTCAACCAATCCCTAACCATGGATTTGTCAATAGCCCTTTCCCCAGTTCCAGTTGTATATGAAAGGTTATCGTATTGGGGAAGTATTGCATCAAATGTCTTCTTGTAAAAATCTGTTTTTTCAAACTGAGACAACAGTATATCCCTAGACGAAGAGTATGTTTTAATTTGCGCATCACTAAAACCTTTAGGCTTTGGTGTTACAGTCTGTTTTTGCGGAGTACCGCTTGCGCCCCATTCTGGGACATTGCCTGTCAATCCATATAGGGAATTTGTTTTAGCCTGCGAAGCTTTCCATTCCTTATTTTGTTTTTCCGCTGCTGCATATGCCTCCTTGTATGTTGCATAATTTCCAGCATTAAACATTCGTGTTGCCTCCATATCAACCTCTGTGGCAATCCTAGTTTTTGACCAGTCAACATTTTTAAGTTGTTGAGCGTTTTGCTGCGCTGACTCTCTTCCTGTTGGGAGTGGTAATCCATCTTTCCCAATTTGAATCATGTCGTTTCCTGGAGCTTTATTATAAGCTTCGCCCCAAGCGTCTAAGGTCTTATACTTTCCGAAATCGACAGGAGGAGTTGCGACAGTTTGAGTAGCAGGTTGGCTAGTAGTAGCCTCATTTTTTTTTAGCCCGCCCTGTGAAGGTGCAGGCTGTCCGTATACGAATGTCTTAAAGTCACCTGGACTTTTAGCCAAGGCGGCTACTTTTGATTTAACATCCTTGTCGTTAATTAGTGTATTCCATAGTTTATCTGAATAAGCTTCATCAGCATTAAACTTATTATTGAGTACATCGATGGTCACATCACTATAACCATTCGCTGCTAAGAGCGCAGCTAAGGACTGTCTATTTTTAAGTATCTCTGGAGACATCGCGTCAGTTTATATGTTATTTATTATGGAATCTTTTTACCTGGAGTTTCTCCATATGGGGTACCTGTCGCATCAAGGTTGAATAGGTATCGCTTAAACCCATCAACACTAAACGATCTTGTCCTTCCATCTGAATAGGATACCTTAAACGGTTGAGCCGCGCCAGTTGTGTAAGAAACACTAAATGGTTCTTTAGTGGTTTGCCCAGGCATTCCACCTTTAACTGGAACATTGTCGCTATAACCATCAAAGCTTGCAGATACATCATAAGTTCCAGCAGCAGAGTTCTTTTTAATCACATCATTTACAGAATTCTGAGGATGCTGGAAGCCAGAGGATGCGTCTGCCTTGCTAGTATTATTGTTAATAGTAGTTTGGCTTTCAAATCTCATTACCTCAGCACTTCCAACCTTAGCTTTAATTGCTTTTGTGAATTCTGGATTCAGCATTAGGTCGCTTGCAAATTTTGTATAGTCGTTTCCGATTGAGTTTAAGTAAGCCTCTAACCCAGGAATCTTATCCTTCTTGTCTTTGTAATAAGCTTCCAGTTTTACAGGATCAATAACAACACCAGACTTACTGCTATAATTAGCATACTCTGGCAACTCGGATTCTACAGTTGTTCTAAGCTTTTTGTCTTTGCCTACAAGCTTTTCATCCGTGTCTGTCTTGCTCATAAAAGGAGTAGACTTGGTAACACCAGTTAACACAAAATCCTTGTTTATAAATGGATTACTCATACTCATAGCCTCTGCCTTTATTTCGTCTGATGTTATCCCTTTAATATCCCCTGGATTCTTTAGAGTCTGCGTATTGATTTTCCCGTCTGGACTTTGAGTTGTATTATAAAAGTTCTTTCTAATTATATATTCCGTGAACTGATTCTTATTTAGATGAGCATAAGCTGGGTCACTTTCGAGTACTGTTTTAATCTGATCTCTGATTCCTTGCGCCTGCTTAATCTGGTTTTTAAAATCAACCACCGATTGTGCTACTTTCTGTCTTTGCATCCAAAACGAAGGGTCATTCTTTTGAGCCAGATCAGACAGTTGAGAAAACTGGGTACTGAACATTTCCTGAAACTTATCTGCCCACTGACCATCGATCTCTTGATTGGTCAACTGATATAGCTGACCAAATTTTTGTTCAATATCTGTGTTAGTTTTCGATTGCGTTTGGGCATCAAACTGCCTACGCCTAAGCATAGCATCTAACAAGTCTGAATCTTTTTTCTTTAAAGAATCCAGATCAATCGGTTTGCTAGGCTCAAACGTAAACGAATAATCTATTTTTGGTAATCCTGAAATCATTTTAATGTTGTTTATGCCATATTGAACATCTTCTTATAGTCCTCAGGCTTTAGCCCCTGTAGGAATTGCTTGTATTGTGGAGAGCTAGTAAGGGAGTTCTTTGCGCCCATTGCAGAACCAGCTGCACTTGCTGCTGTACCTAAACCTGAACTAATAGCTGATAATCCAGACTGAGTTAACTGTTGCTTTCTTTGCACATCCATCATATATGGCTCTACCTCGTTAAACTGAAAAGCCTGTTGCCTTCCTTGATCTAGCGAAGCATTTGCTCCAGCAAGATTACCCATCATGTTTGCAGAAAATGTGGCGCTCTTTACCCCCAAGTCGGCCTTAGCTTCATTACTTCTAGATTGACCAACATTGGCCATCAATAAAGCCGTAGATGAGTCTGTAGCAGACCTGTCTACATTTGCTTGCATGTTTGCTTGACTTGTGTCAATGCCTTTCATTTGGTTCTGAAGACCTGGCATTCCAGCGTTCATTGCATTCATAAACATGTTTCTGTTTTCCAACTGCCCACGATTCATCGCCTCGAAATCATACCCAGGTCTGACTGGACGCATCTTACCGCCCTTAATTAATTGGGCTATACCTGTGCCAATCTGAAAAGCCGCTTGTGCTCCTTGTAATATTGCTGGTAACATAACTACTTAATTAATCCTTTTGATATATTATAACCAAGGTCATACTTGTTAAGTACAAGCTTGGATGTGTTCTCATTAAATTCAAGATGAGCTTTAGCTGTTTGCCCTCTCATCAGATCTCCGCTAATCATATTCTGCTCATAGCTTGTTGTGCCTTGACTAAGTCTGTCTCTCATTACTGGCGCATTGAATACACCTTCCTTTGAGATAAACTCATTCTCATACACATCCGAGCTTTGAACATATGGCCTTTCTGTTCTCAAGTGAAAGTAGCTAGGAGCATTTGTTCCCTCTATCGACACATGAGTAAATGTCTTTACCGCATCAGGAGGATCATTGTGAACAGTACATACTATTGTTGGATTGTACCTACCATAGTATGTGTTGAAGTTCCCAGCTCCATGCTTATAAGCCTTTCCATTTTTAAACGATAGCATAGCATTCCCAACACTAGCCATTGCCTCTGGGTAGAAGGTATACTGAGTAGACCATCTATTAATCTTTTCATCAAATGACAGAGTCTTTCTTTTGTTGTCATCCAGCACATGGTTATTAGGCTGGTAGACACTAAAGGAAATAGTCACATTTGTCGTATGGCTAGTATTTATAACAACGGGTTGATCCTCTGCTATAGCCACATAACCACCATTTGTTATCTCCCTGGCAGACCCATTCGTTACCGTGTAAGAAGCTATCTGGCTCCCTGCATGGCTTACAGTTACTACCCCTGGGAATGCAGAGCATGTGACATAAATAAGATATCTATGCCCTGATTTTGGGTGGAAATTTGTGGTAAACGGCATACTACAAAATTACAAATTTTGTTTCTTTAAAAGACATAATGTCCTAAATTAAAGCGCTCCACCTTGAGAAATCACCTCTGTGTCGGATGTGTTACATGGTGCCCCGCCCGAAACCGTTACACTTGTGGCATCATCTGCCATGGTAAATGTCTTCCCGTTAGTGCTAGTCAGCTCCGTTTTGGTGGCCGAAAAGGTCTGAACAGGGGAAGCATTGTTGGTTACGGTAAGACTAGCTGGCACATCTGCTCCTGCTGTGATCTTTACTTTTACTTGTTTGCTCATTGTTAAATGTTTATTTGTTATTTAATTTATTTAGCAACTAAATGATCCAATATTTACGGCTGGATTGTTACAGAATGTAATGCAAGCAGAACATATATTAGCCCCACTTGGGAAATATGCCCCGCTAGAACATGCATTGAATGTAGAACCCGTTTGTCCTGCAAGTATATCTACACTGAAAGACTGGGTATTATTACTATTATTACATGAGTTCCCAGGGTATACATACTTAACATCGACTTGGAATGTGGTGTCTACAGTAACAGGTTGATCAACACTTACAGAAACGCCCATGTGATCATCGATAGTACCACCAATACAAGGCTCCATTGAACCATATACACCTGTTACGTTCTGTCCAGCGACTACCTCGCAAATAGTTATTGAGATTGCACAGTCATAAACCACTTCACATATTGTGATATTAATTGCACAGTCATAGACTACCTCGCAAATAGTTATTGAAATCGCGCAGTCTAAAGCTGGCGGTACTACCTCGCAAACATCTATACTAATGCCACAAGCATAAACCACTTCACATATTGTGATATTAATTGGACAGTCATAGACTACTTCACAGATTGTAATGTTAATCGGGCAATCACAAGTATCTACCGTCACTGGTGAGCTATATTTTATATATTTCCCATCACAATAGTGAGACACTCTTAATTGCCAAACACAAGAATTTGGCAGTGTAATTTGAATAGGAGCAACCGAATTAGATCTTCCATACCCATTCCAGGTAGTACCATCTAAAGACGCTTCAACAAAGAAGTATGATGTATTGCTGGATGGGTTAGCGGTAAACGTAACATTTACAACCTTGCCAGAAGAAACACTTGCCTGTGTAATCGTTGGCTGCCCACAAGAAATACCTTCCGAACAGTAGCTAACAACCGTGAATATAACATTAGAACTCAAACTTCCAGTGTTAATTCCATAAGCACCATTGTAACTACAGAATGTAAACTCAGCGCCAATACCAAGCTCGAAAATCAAATTACTATTGTCACTACAGTTTTTAAAATATATAGTTGCGTCATTAACGGTGTCATTATTTTTTGCCGTAATTGTGGTGCATGTAAATACATCAACAGATTTGGCTGGACCTTGAACGCAAGGCTGTGGCGAAAGGCCAGGATAAAATACCATTCCCTTTATAGTTAAAGGGCCAGTAAGTGTTCCTGTATTACTAAAGGTTATCGACTGTGTACTAGGTAATACATTTATTACCTTAGTCGATACTACAGCATTCGAGTTGTTATATATCTTAAATTCTAAACTACCAGTAATACCAATCGGAGCAGACAATAACACATCGCAATAATGACTATTTACACTGTTGTAAAGATTGGCATCAGCTATTGTAACAGTAACACAATCAAAACAATCGTCACACTGTATAATCTCCGAAACAATTGCACTGCTTGATATTACGTTATTTGAACTATCCTTTATTTCTACTTTAGTAAGGTATACAGTAATCTCAGGGAGCGACTCAATTCTATACCAACCAGAACTACCACTAAATGAAGTAAGACCAGTAGAACTGTTTATGCTGCTATATACCACCGTACCAATTGTGAGGCTACTCTCGTAGAAGAGTGGGGCGGTAGTCTCTCCAAGACATGCGGTCTGGTTAGAGGGGAATGGGGAAATTGTTAATGTCCCATTGTGAATTATCTTATCTGTGATCACAACATTCCCTCCAGTTGTAAAGCTTTCGGTTACTACCTCTCTTATGACATCCTCAAATTTGGGGACCTCATTGTTTGAAAGCTCTGGCACGAAAAGAATGTACTCATCATTGGTAGCATCAAAACCGCCAATAAAGTGAAGACTTACCTTGCTGGCCTCTACAAGAGATCTTGACCTTTTTTGGAAGAAGTTTCTCATCTTCTGGTCGCTAATAACCTCAAGACCCTGGTTGTCATATCTAACAACACATCCTGCATATATACAAAACCAGTATACTTTCCCAGAAACCTCTACAACACTTTCAGGATGCACTGTTCCATAACCACCCTTTAGTGGGTACACCGTACCAATAACCCCTGGGCTAGCAGCCAGAAAACCATCACCGCCATTGTCTACAATTCTAGACTCACCAAGATATAGGCTCATTGCGTCATTTGCGCATATAGCCAGCATTACATTCCCATACTGATCACCCTTTGCCGTGTAAACAAGTTTGTTTATTGCACCAGCATCACTGTCTAATATGGATTCATTTAATGCTTCAAAACTAGAAAGTCCATTAATCTTTGTACCCTGAATGATTGTATTGCTATAAAGAATTGATGTTGGCTTTTCTGTTTTACCACCTTCAATTATAATGTTCGCACGCCCACAATCTGTAAACCAATTCTGCCACAAAGTGTCAGATGGACTCATCAACTCAGAGAACTTGTCAAGAGGGGTAGATGTTGCCAGACGGATGTTAATATTTCTGTACATACCAGTATCAGCAAGCAATTCTTTCTGAAACCAGTTGTCTTTAACTTTGTGCCATCCCCTAATATAAACGCGAATAATCCCAGATTTGGGGACACCTTGTGATCTGATTGTATGAGTTCTCCATTCGGCAGAATTATTTGACCTTCCTTGTTTTTCATAAAGGTATCCAAGCGCGTCTTCGTTTCTAGCACCTGGAGTTGCATTCCATGTTAATGCTGTATTACCGCTCAGGTTGTCTGTAACCAGAGTATAAGTTGTGGCATCACTTGCTTCAAGAATTACATCGTAAGAAAAGACATGACTATAATTAGTATTGTAAACCCCACGAGCTTCAATAGTCATAGAGAACGTATCACCAACACTAACGGCTAATCCAGTAAGAGATTTAATTCCATGGTTACCATCAATCGGACGATACACTTCAATAAATCTTTCTGTTTCTAACCCAGCAGCATTTGTTCTCTTGTATAATTTTGCTGTTGTTGCGCCTGATAGTTTATCCCAACCTTCTAAGTCGAATATCCTAGTTGTGATTCCTGGACTTGGGTTGTTATTCAGCGTTCCAGTAACAACATTACCGTCAAACTTAATCTCATTGGTGTTCTGGATAACCGATCGTTGAGCAACCCAAACATCACCTTCTATTCTGCCGCCAGTTGTAGCGTATGTTCGATTCGGTGTACCAGGGTTTGCTATTAGAAAACTTGCCCCAACTTCAAAGTAAACCTCTTGGTCTCTTTTCACATATGGGCTATATATCTCAAAGGCATAAATTTGTCCAGTGGTTACCCCTTGATCGTCTCCAACTTTTGACATACTAGCGTAAACGTACTGTCCTATAACAGACTCTATTCTACACTCTGTATACTTCTCTAAATTATTGCTATACCAAAATAACTTTATAAGATCACCGCTATTATAGGTATACCCAATACCATACGAAAAGATATCGCTTATGTCAATTCTTAGTGCGTAAGCGTTTGAGGAATATGATGTAACTGGGTTTGTGTATTTGCCATCTACATCTTTAGAAACATAAGCAATGTTGCTAGTTCTTCCTTGAATAAAATATCTTGTCCTTAAATTATGGGTCCTAACAACATGATAGTGTGTTGCCCATGATGGGATTTCGTTTATTGCGTTTGAGTTAGATACGCTCCAGATAAAATGATCTGAAGCATTACTAAAATTATTGTTGCGCCTTTTTGTGTTAACCCTCAAAGCATCCTTTGTCACAACGCCACATTTCCTTCCAGCGAAGTCGCTAAACACAATCCCAAACTGATATCCACTATCTGTTTTTACGTACTTAGATATAGTAGCCGCTGGTGCCAACTCAGGACCAAGACTCACTGCAAGACTTGTTACCTTTGGAGAGTCATACCCAATAGAATTGTTTCCAAGGAATAGCCTATTGCGAGCAACCTCAAGGGCCTTGCTTTTAGTTGGGACATTATCAAACTGTTTTACAGCAGTACTATCTGCAAGTGCAATCCCAGCAGTATTATTATAGAAGACAAAAGTAAATGCATTGCTATTGAATATAGAAGCATCGTTCTCTCTGTCAAATGTCTTTACAATCTCATGCTTGTTTGTTACCAAGCTCTTTGCTACAACCTGAACCTTCTCTACATCATAGAGGTTAACAGCCCCTGTTGCTGTATAGTTGAAGTACGGGATCTCTAATGCTGGTATTGTAACCTGTATAGCATTAAACCCATCCTCAATTTCTTTTCTGGTGTTTGGTGCTACAATAACCGATAGTGGGCCAAGAGCCGACTCTTCCTTATTGTAGTATACATATCTATATGTAAACTGAAAAGCATCGTTATCCAAAAACTGGCCGACTACAGAAACATCCTTGAACTTGCTTACGGTTGGCGGCAGGCCAGGCTGAGGTCTAATCAGAGTTATCTGAGAATCCTTCATATTGTTTACCCTGCCAGTTCCGCTGACCTTCGGTATAAGCTCATCCACATTTATTCTGCGAGGCTCATTATAGTTGTCCGTAAAATACAACAGAGAGCCAGACATGGCTACTCCATTTACTCGATAGTCTTTTTGAAAGTTTAATCCTTTCTGATTAGACGCGAAATTTTCTTGAGCAAGAACACGAACAACAGAATTGTTATCATACTTATAGCAAAGAATCTTATGGGCACCGCCACTGTTATGTACAAAAAAGAATACTCTTCTTTCTTCTGAATCTTCTATCGTACCAATAACAGTATCAGCTCCACTAACATTATACTCGCTAGATGTAACGAGTGCGTTACCTGGAGAATTTACAATAGCACCACCATCGCCAGATCCTATATCAACCACACGGGCATTGATGCGATTCTCAGCATCACCCTTTGGGAATAGGTAATCCGTATCGTCTGTATTCAGACCCCCAGCTTGTATGTGTTTGTCTAGTTGCATATCATCTTCCCTGTCCGCGATAGTTACGTTCTTTTCTATCGCTCTTGTTGAAACTTTTTTTAGCCTTCCCAGACCTTCTTTTGCCGAACGTAATCTTCTTGCTGTCTCCTTTACTAGACTTTGCCATTGTTGATTTTACTTTTTGCCCATGCTTCCACAGGACCACAATACATTTCTAGCCCAGTAGTTTGCACTAAGTTTCCCGTTACCACCTTTTATACCACCACTTCTCGCACAATAAGATGATCTTCTGGACTTACTCCCATGCTGGGTATAATCCTTCATGCTTGAATCTCCAAAGTGTATGATCTTTTCTTTACCACCCTCACAAGCCTTAACAACCTTTTTCTTACCAGGTCTCCACGACTTGGTGGGCTTATTGCAAGGCATGTCTACTTTGGATATCTTCCTCATCTTAGTTTTTTATAGTTGCCCTGTAGTTCTTTCTAGACGATCTAATGATATCTGTAATGGATACCTCACTTAGTCTTCCGCGAAGAATTCTTAGGACATCAAGTCTTATCTCACCACGCTCTGGTACAAACTTGAAAGAGTTTTGCATAGTTCCATTACCATGTCCAAAGATCTTACCTAGGTGTTCACCGTTATCATTTCCGTTAACAAACAAATAGTAGCCGCTCCAAACATCTGCATATTTCCCTACCGATCTTTCAACATCAGCATAAGCAATCTCGTTACCATTTGCGTCTCTATTTGGAACTCTTGCAATGGTGTCTCTTTGACCTAGCTCTTTTACAAACTGGCCGCGCTTATATCCAACCTTTACCCAGTCAATGAAATCAGCTGGTACCTTGATCGCATTAGCGTCACCAACTGTAAGCTCAACTGTCTGAATCGTTCTTAATGTGTCCATCAGCAACTCCCTAAAACACTTGTGTGCATAGTGGAAGAACTGATAGTAGTAATGAATAGACAAGCCCTGACTTAACAGAGCAGATCTAACTATACTATCTATTGTTACTAAATACATCTTTATACTTTATTAGTTGCGTCAACTGAACTGTCTTTGGGTTGGTAAGCCGATAGCATTTGAATCACCTGAGCGATTACATCACCCTCCATATCTGCTGATATTGGAAGTATGTCATAGTCTCCCATAGTGGAAGGGTCTATAACAAGCAACTTCACCATTACATTGTTTACACTAAATGGAGCGTTCCTAATATCCTTTGTGTATATAATATTTAAACCATCTACCTCAAAACCTATTTGCCCAAAAAGATCTTTTTCTACATCAATCTTCTTTAGCAATCCGAATGTCCCGCTAGGTATTGGGATGAATAAATTATCAGGATCAGCAGTAGGAGACACTGCCCATACTCCCATATTCTTTGGTAGGCTTATTGGTGCAGTTGGCAAAATAGATTTTGCGCGATCCTTGTATTGAGTAACTGGGATGTTATCATATGTTGCAATGATAGATGCATTAACACCATAGTCACCCTCTGGGATGTTCATGGTAAAGCGCTCCATTTTCAGAAGCTTATTGCATACCTGACCTACCAGGAGTTTAATCTCTTGGAGTTGTATCTGGTTGTCGCTAGATGGGTCACCCCCATTAACGATCCTCTGGATTTGCTCCGAAATGCGACCAATTGTTGTTGCCATCTTTTATCATGCTCCCGCCTGATCCTTGGCCTGAGAAACACTCATCACAGTCTCATCATTCACCCTGGCACCAAGGATTACAAGCGCCTTGTTAATAATATCTGCCGTGCAGTCATCAGGCCATTCTAGGTCTTGACTGCCAGTTGAGTTGTATACTTGTTGTCTGCCAGATATTGTGTAGTTAAACTTTGGCTTTGCAGGTCTGCGTAAATAATTAAACTCGCCAGCAAATGCCACACTAGGGTATACCTGAATTGAGGATGACCCTATTACACATATTGGTCTGTCAGCTGTAGGTTTCAAGATTTGAGAGTCCAGTCTTTGGGCAATCTCGTTTTCGTTTATGATCTTAACGGGAGCGTATTGCTGCCCGTTTACATTGTCTGCATAAGTCAGAATCAAAGTAATCATGTGTAAAAAATCAGAGGGGAGGGAGACAACTCCATTAGCTGTACTCCCCACCCCTAACACTGACTTCACCTTGAACTTTCTCAGATCATCATGTATTCTTGAAGTAACACCGTAGGATACCGATGGCACTGGTCGACCAGGTTGGTATTGTTTTGGATTCCCGAACAGTTCAGTGAACTTGTTCATGGATGCCATATCCAACGCTTTGTCAATCTCTTCGTGACTGACATAACCTCCGTTCTCTTTCTTCAAGAAGAACTGAATGTAATCGTGTACCTCGTTTATCCCCATCGTTCATGTTACTTGAATTGGTCAGCAAATTCAAGGATAGAGTTGGCCATTACACCCCACTTAAACTGGCCGACACACTGCTTCAATACTTCGAAGTCTTGATCTTCCAGTTGCAACTCCTCTGCACCTTCCTCAAGTTTTTCAACTGAGTCGATTACGCGGAATCGCTTGCGGATGTCCTCAACACCAAACCCATCCTGGGGTCTGTTATTGATCACTGCCTTAATGTAGTCTACGGTGCTGTAGTCCAATTCAACATCGTTTTGAGCGCCAAGACTAATTGTCTCTTTCCCTTTAGTTAGTTTAATACTCTTCATAAATTATAAATGGTTGGTTAACAATAAATTGCATTGGTTAATTAGGGCATTGCTGGCCCAGATGGAGTTTGACTTGCAGCCTTAATCAGATTTAGCTGAGAAAGAATGTCTGCCTCAATAGCAGCCCAGTCAGCTCCGCTTGCGGAAATACCAGACTCAATAGAGATCTGCTTACTAGCCAATCCAGTTCCGCTACCCATGAGGTTTACCCATGCGCTGCCAGTTGAAGCAAAGAGCTCTACGCTTCCGTTTACATTAATTGATGTCACTGTACCCAGAACGGTTCCATTCATTTCAACCTGAGCGGGTTCTACATAAATTGTTTTCATTTTCGTTGGTTTAAAATTTACTTTTTATATGTCAAAATTACTGAATTTCCGTCATTATTTTCACGGCTTAGGAGGATAGGTTATTGTAAAACTGGTGTCCACCACAGACCTAAAAACAGATGGTATCTCGATACTGTCCTGTACTCTGACACATAACATTTATGGGCTGAGAGTTATTGCTTATACCCCAATTGGTAAATGGAGCACTTTGCCACAAGTATATTGGTGCTGTGTAATTTGTCTGATTCATCCCGTAAAAACTTATTACCATCCCAGAATCTGTAGCCTCACCTCTAATAATTATCATAGGGAAGTAGTTACAAAAATTATCCCTCCAGTCAAAGTTTGCTTGTGAAGGCGATGGTCCAGTATTGGAGGCAGGTTCGCCAGCATTCCAAGATGCTCTGTAAGTACAACAAGAATCTACCCTAGGTACAAAGTTAGTGCCTGTATGTGCATACCACATACCAGTTAAAAAGTTCTTTGCACTACTTTCTGACCAAAATAAACCTGTCAAGTCCTGATAAGTTTCTCCGTCCCAACCAGCTCTAATAATCCAGGTAAAATCACTACTTGCACTAAAGTTATTATATAAGGCAGTACTTCCAGGTATCTGAAAGTTTGTTGTTGCCCCTGTGTTAAAATAAGACCAGCTAGAGTTCCAACTAGGGTTAACCAGCGTCATATTTCTACCGTTACCTGAAATATCATTCCAGGTGGTTCCAGATCCAGAATAAGAACCTTGATTATAACCAGCAACCAATCCACTTG